CTACAGTATGTGATGCATATGCGGTATTTCCAGAATTGGTATTTTGAGTAAACGTATAAGCGTAAGTACTAGCATTTCCTACAAAAGTAGCAATGTATCCAGTATCTGCGGTTCCCGTACTGCCACCCACGTTTAAAGAACCAATGGTAGAACTAGAGCCATTATATGGAATAGCTACCAGATTATTGGCATCTTGATTGACTGACTTTTCAGAAGGATAAGTGACAAATACGTTAACTGTTCCGCTAAAAGTGACGGCTGACCCTGAGTTAGATGAAGCTAGGATAGTAGTACGAGTTAGTGTTCCGCCTGTTGCGTACGTGCCAATACCTACTTCCCAGTTTCCTGTAGCATCCGTGGCAGAATAATAGGTGGTATTTCCGTTACCAATTACGGTAAAGGATTGAAAGCCAGTAACCGATCCTGTAAGACTAAAGCTTACAGTCGTATTGGCTGTACCCGTTTGCTGAACACGATCAGCTAGTACCAGAGCCATTTAAGACTCCTTAGCTAGTAGCGGTTGTGGTATAGGTAATTGCTAAACTATCGCCATTCGATACAATTTTGCTTCCAGCAGTAAAGTTACCAGCGCTATACAAAACACCACCGGTTGAACTCACTGTAGCAGCGGCAGCAGTACCAGAGTTAATAAAGCAACCAAAAATAGTGGCGCTTGACAACATACTGAATGTCAAAGCATTAGCGGCTTTAGAAACAATGTTAGAAGGTGATGCAGATCCGTTATTGGTAGAAGCTGTCCAGTTAGGCGCTTGGCGAGCAGCAGCAACAGTTGCAGGTGGCTCATACCAACCAGCATGAGAAGCCATCGTGTCAGACTGGAAATAGTTTGCTGTAGCAGATGCCGAAGATACTAAACCTAAGTAATTAGCTCCAGAAGCTGTGCCACCGCCAGTACCAGTAAGACCAAAATAGTAGTCAAACAATGCGCTCTTACCAGCAGCAGTCACCAAGTTAGGTGCTTTGTCTTGCCATTTAATATTGCCATCTTTATCGTAGCAAGTAACTTCATAGAAGCCTTGCATACCAATTGTTTCATCAGAGCCAGCACCACGAGTTACCATTGCGGTACTGATGTCTCCAAAATTTGATTTTTCCATTTAAAACTCCTTAACTAATTGTCAGTACTGCTGTGGTTGATGTTGCCGTTGGGAAGGTAACGGTAAAAGTATTTGAACTGGTAATATCGCTACCAAAATTCAATATAAAACAAGCCGCTCCTGTGGTGCTATTATAAACTAGCGCGCCTCGTGCGGTAATGCTTCCAGTCCATGTTACGTTATTAAATGAGATATAGGCCGTATTATTGGTCGTATCTTGCGTAGGTGGATTGGAAATTGTTAGTGTTTGACCGCCAGCGGTGTATCCGGGCGATACAACCTCATTGCTTGGGTCATATGCTATGGTCGTATTATTGAGATTAGCGTTAGCGGTATATAAGGCAATTTTGTAGGTATATGGAGAACTTAAGGTAAAGTTCTCCAATCCAGACAAAATGTTGGCTTTAAATAGGGTGGTTTGTCCTTGAACGATTGGCATTAGGTTTTAACCAGTATTTTAGTTTGACCATCACGGTAAGCATCACCACGCTCAAGACCATCACCAAGGCGTTTCATCTCAGCAATAGCTTCTTGGTACTTATCTTCGTAATATTTAATGATGTCTTGTTCCTGCTTTTGGAAAAGCATAGCTTCCCGCATTGCACCATAAAATAGGACTGGATCATAATTATCACCAAGCCAGCTTTGGCCTTGGGCATTATTGACAGTAAGAACATTAATGGAAAACCCTGATCCTGTTCCGCCAATATTAGCTGAAGCTACGCTCAGAACATCACCAGCTTGATAGAAGCTACCACCATTTTGAAGGGTGCATGTGGAAACGTTACCAGATGCGTTCACTAAAATGTCACAAGTTGCGCCTGATCCTGAACCACCAGTCAATGGAATGTTTTGATATAAACCGGGGCTGTATAGGGTTCCAGCAGTAAACGAAGCGGACAATGTGGATATAACGCCCTGCACAATAGATACTGGATAATAAAAATAGTGTAACTCTACGCTATATGAAGAATCGGGGGTAGGACCAACAATTGCGGTTAACTCATTAACATTAAGAGTAGAGCTGCCAAAAATAGCGTAGTACTTAGGTAAACTCCAGCTAGTAGAACCGTTATTGGGATATGCTTCACGGATAAAGTTAACATCTTTGTTAATTAAATAGGTGTAGTTATTGCTACTATCAATTACTGCAACAGAATAAGTGGAAAGCCAGTCAAACGGCAAAGTTAAATACTGGTTTCCTGAGCTTAAATTTCCTGTTACATTTTTGCGTAATGACGGGATTTGAACCGAATTGTAAATACGAGTTTCAGCCTGTTCAACAAAAAACGGGATGTTAGCAACAAACGTAGGCTCATTGGTTTGAGCATAAGTTTGTATATTGTTAAACAAAGTCTCATAGTTCATTAGGGTTTACCCTTAAGCCATTGGTCCACGAGCAATACGACCTTTAGTTGCTGCACCATTACCGCGTGTTTCAAGACCATCTTCTTTGGTTGTACCTTTACCCCAGCTTACTGCGCTTGGTGGTAGTGGGTCTTTAATGTTAGCGGTCTTGGCTGACTTCTCAGTTGCATAGTCGCCCATTTCCATAACTTCTGTACCATCAATTACTTTGCCTGCCATTGTGTGTGGACGGGCATAATCACTTGCTGGTTTGTCATCACGGTTTTTACCAACTACCAATTTTGAAGAATTCTTGGTTGTTGGCTTTACATTTTTTGCGATTGCCATATTAACGACCTCTTGAGCTAGACTTCTGATTAGCAACGCGAGCCATATTGCGACCCATGCTGCGTAGGTTAGACTGGGTTACACCACCCTTAGCCATTTTCTTAACATCCATACCGCCCTTTTTGAGTTTGAGCTTGGTATGTTTACCGGGATGCTCTTGAGCATCGTGTTCTTTCATGGCTTTTTTGATCTCTTTATCAGCGATCATTTTGTCCATTTTCATATCTGCTTTTGTTGATTCCATCTTTGCCATTTTTTACTCCTACGTTGTCGTAATTGTTACTGAATTAATATTGCCTTTTGCTACTAAATAGTTTGGGGTAAGGCCTCTATCATATCCACTAGAACCACCTACAGGATACCATCCCCACTGTATAACTCTACTACCGCCTTCTGGATAACCCGACTGCGTAATGCTTGTTCCGCCGCCCTGCTGCGTTTGCAAACCATTTGGACCAGAAGCATAATAACTAATATCAGGTCTTGGCTCACGCACTGCTTGAGGGTCATTCACTGGATACAAACCAAGCTGTAACTGTGGCTGATCTGGATCCCAACACTCAGGACAAACTTTAATGCTAACTAATTTGGTCTTGATGGTTAGCTTTTTTAACTCAACCAGCTTATATCGTTGACCACATCTGTCACATTCTGCAATACTGTGTTTGCCACTAGCATACTTAGTTGGCATACTTACCTCGCATAAAACAAATTGCGCGGTACAAATCTAATTGATACATCTTCTCTATCTTCTTCAATTGCCTGTTGCAACTGTTCCATATACTCAGCCTTCAAACCAAGCGCGCGCTGCATATCCATGCCGGGCAATTTCATAGACAAGTAATAAGCCAGTCCAGCGACCAAACAGTTAATCCATCTAAATGGAATATCTTGAACATATACACCTGTTCCAGAATCCTGAACCCGTCTCATACGCCAATAAACAAGCGTATAGGGTGTTCCATTGTCTGGGGTAGGCCATACTGCCAAGCTGGGTAATTGCTGGTCGTAAATCGCTGCTCCGACGCTATGTGACGCCGCTGTAGTATTGTACTGTCCACGATAGCAGTTTAAAAGCTGGTTTCCTGAAATATTGACATAACCAATGATTTCGCTGTCAATCTGAATAAATCCAGTAGACCGCATATTAAAGGTCGAACTCAGGGTAATTGTGGTGGCTGATGGGGTCAAAGTAGCCGCCAAAGTTACGCCAGCATAGATATTGGAATTACCTGTTTGACGGTTGTACCAAACTTGAATTGGACGGCCATAAGTCAGCTTATTAGGAATCGTAGAATACGTAGACTCTGAAATACGATTTAAATTGATATCTTGCTGATTGTTTGCCTGAGAATTATTGGTGCGAGTAACCAAATCTAAGATGTCAATCGTATCAGCTCCAACTGGGTATATAGCTTGGCCATATACTAATGGAATAGAGATTTCCTCTACTGTCCAAAAGTTAATGCCGCGGTTAGCCCACTCAATCGTTAATAGGTTGATAGACCTTTTTGCGGTGCGAAGATCATATCCAGTGCGTAACTGCGAGCCACATCTTTCGAATGCCTCTTCCACCAATTCAGTTAAATCTAAATTAAAAGTAGAATTACCGCTTGTATATGCCATTATTTTTTCTTCATGCCTTTAAGGGTTTCAGCCAATCTAGCTCTCTGCCCTAGCTTGCCGGGTTTCTTTGCAGCAGCAGCTAGTTTTTTTGCAGGAATAGTCTTGCCTTCCTTAACGCCTAATTCTTTTTTTAATGCACCGGGCTTTTTGATAGCCTTCTGAATCCATTTTTCAGCCATTATTTTTTCCTTGCGGCTCTCATGTTATCAACAAGATTTGGGTATGGTCTGCCAGCTGCTTTAGCCATAGCCTTGGCACTAGCTTTTTTGGCTGGTGATAGCTTTTTAGATTTGCCTAATCCTTTAGGACGTGGCTTATCCCAAACTTCACCGCCCTTTTTAAGATAGCCCATTTTGTTGCGTACTTCTTCAGGCAACTTAGAAAGTCCTTTATTGTCTTCTGGCACTTCTTTTAAGTCGCCACCAGCGGACATTTTCTTAGGTTTTTTACCAGCTTCTTTCATAGATATAGCAATGGCTGCTTGTTGGGCAAGACCACCCTTTTTATACATATCAACAGAATCAGGGTTATCGGT